AGGAGACTGTTCTTTTCGCCCGGTCGCATGCGGATCCGGGAGTTTTCTTGTACGAAAAGTAAAATTAGTTTTCTTTTCCCCTGCCATCTTACGTGGGCGGGTCTTTTCTTTTAGGGCGTATATGGAGGAGCTATTTAGTTCCGCACAGCCTTACGCCGCTGGCCCGAATAGCCTTCACCGTGTCATCAATCGTGGAACAATTGTTGATATATGGTGAATGGCCGAATCGGTAAACCATTAAAGAGTGTGGTTCTCAGCCGATTTGGGATTACGTAATCCTGTGCCCAGAATCGTATTTTGGATTCCTAACAAGAGAGGAAAAACCGGCCGAGGCCGTAATCGTAAGCGTCAACGAAAGGGACGCCGCCCGCGAAGAGCCCTGGGCGATAATGAGGGCTGGAATCAAACGCGCTCCAGCGGTACGCAAAGAATCGTTAGTCAAGATTCTGCCGTTGGAGTTGCGGCCAAGAAGAAAGGACACATCTTTAATAAGATTGGTTCGACACTTGGTAATCTTGCTGGTAGTGCTATCGGTAAGATCTTTGGCATGGGTGCTTATGAAGTGAGCCCGCCCATTGTAGCCAATTCACTTTTAGGCGCTTCACCATCTGTACCTGATATGCATACCAGTTCGCAAGGTGGAATTCGTGTTACGCACAAAGAATTCCTTGTTGATTTGATTACAGGTACAGACGCCAATCCACATTATAATGCATTTGTACTTAATCCCGGTGACGGTCGTACATTTCCTTGGCTTGCGAGTATTGCAGCCAATTTCCAGCAATATAAGTTATTAGGTGTTGCTTTTGAGTATAAATCCACTAGTGGTAATGCTGTTGCGTCAACAAATAGCGCCCTTGGAACATTCTCATTCGCTACACACTATGATGTGCTCGAAGGTAATTTTCAGAGTAAACAACTTATTCTGAATCATTTTTATTCTTCTGGAGGTAAAACCTCAGGGAATATTCTTCACTTCATAGAATGTGAACCAAATGTGACGCCGATCGCGCCACTTTGGATTCGTACTAATGGCGTGGCGTTCGATAACCTCAACCCGTCTGGTGGTGGGGGTCCGTTTCGATATGGTCTTGGCCTTGCCGAGAATTATGATCCGAAGACGTATGATCATGGTCGTACCGAGATCCTCGGCACTGGTGCACAAGACTTTTTCGTAGGGGGAGAACTTTGGATCACGTATGATCTCCTCCTGTTGAAACCTCGAACTAGCCATGGTAAATCGCTCAGTACTTATGTTCAGACGTTGGTTGAGCCACCTCCGAATGACACAATTACTGTGTTCCCTGAGTGTCCACTTAGCTATCAACCTCTTGGTAGCACTTATCCTCCATCGAGTGAGTTTAAGGAGACACCTGATGGGACCTAAAATTGCTCTACGCGTGGAGTTTGTAATCTCCATAAGAAAATACTATTATGGCATGTGTTCCAGATCACTTGCTTCTTTTTTCTTTTTGATATCGTTGATCTCGGGAGAGGTAGATATCACCGTGACTGTACGGTGAGTACAGGGTTGTGTAACGTAGTTGCTCTTTTAGAGCATTTCTTAAACTCTTGTGATGTCGGTTGCTGCGGGTTCGTTTGGATTGATTTATCAACGAAAACTGACCCATCCAGAATCGATTGTGCGTGATGCTCTCACGCCTGAAACTTGAGCTAGCTGACCATATGTGGTTCTCTCCCACGTGGCCTGTTACCAACAAAATTTTTCCATCATTATGACAACTATTACGCGGAGACCCGGGGGTGGCCGAAAGGTGGCCCCAAAAGTTGCTGACCTGAGCGACTTACCACAGGGGGTAAAACCTGTGGTGCATGTTGGTGTGGTCGAGCCGGATCACGAAGTGACGGCTGATGATTGGGTGTGTCCCGATTATAAAGAAGATACAAGGCGCCAGAAGCCGCGCCCGCGCCTTGTATTAAATTCACGATCTAGAGGTAGTTCAGTGAATTTTAACAAAAGCGCGAAAATTATGGCTGTAAAAGAGCGCCGTAAAAACGTCAGACATCAGAAATTTGATGGTACTAAAGGGTACCCTGGCGAAGGCCCTTGTGGTTGTAAATGGGATCACTCGTTGTATGAGGAGGTCCCATTCAACATGAAGAAACATCACTTGTGTGATGACGATCGAGATTGTTTGATCGAAGGGCATTATCACCGAGTGGTGAGGCAAAGTAAAGATGGTGCTACTCGCCGTCTTAAGGAGAAAAAGGCTAAAGACGAGAAGAAAGCGAAGCCACGTAAGCAAAGTCGTTATCTCTGTCGTAGCATACTCCCTGATGCCACTTGTGGGCCACATACTCACAACGATGCTCATCCCATCGTTGTACACCAATGTGAAGATGTTATGAAACTGACTCCTGCCGAACAGGATGTTTGGGATCAAGCACAGCCCATGAATACTAGTTCAGATTCAACTCAGGATGGTGGACCTGAGGATGTACCTGATTTTAGTAGGCACGCCTCACTATTCGATGATGATGGCGCTCCGCCGCCGCCACGGAAACGTGTCGAACGGCCACCCGTCCCTGCGGGTATAAAAATTACTCCAACTGTGAAGAAGTCACTTTTAGCTGCTCAAGATTTTAAGAGTTCTAACTCTACCCCGCTTGCGGGAGGTAAAACTTCTGGTTTTATTCAAAAAGTAGCTGAAGGTTTCGAGGCATTCGACACAGAGGAGTTCCTTGAAGACGGTCATGATGGATTGACCGACGTCGAGGACGTCCCCGAAATGAAGAGAGAAAAGCGTATTCGGCCGGAGCTTGTTTGTGCTCCAAGGCCAGTAGACTATCCAGTTGATCCATTGGATAGGTTTACTCCGGTTGTTAGAGCCATGTGCAAAGCCGTCGATTGGGACGGTGAAGAAGATTTTGAGCACTGGTATCATAAACCGAATCGCCGAGTTCCCTGGAAGAATTATCAAGCTCGTCGCCTGACTCCTGCCGAACAGGATTGGGCTGAAGACCATCAATATGATGATATTCCAGATCATGAGGACGAACAACAGGATGAGCAACATGAATCCGATGAAGGAGGCTCAGAGAACGATGAAGAAGAGACTGATGTGCGCTACGTACTCGTCTTTGCAAACTTCACCGACCTCGTAGTGCTTCCTAAATTGGATTGGAAAATTTGGCAATGGGCTAAGAATAGATATGTTGATGTTCTTAAAATGTGTGGACAAGACGAGGTTCTTGTCATCAATGCAAATGATCTCCCGGTGAACGAAGTCCAACTAAGCGTTGTTGATACGTTCAATGAGGGTGCACAGAACTTCAGAATATTGAGGGCCCTTGGGTGTGATGAAGTGATTACACGCCCTATGCAAAATTATTTGGTTGCTCACTTCAGACAGATTTACCCGCATTGCTATCGAGTACCGGTATATGCGGATATTGCTGCTGAAGCCATGAAGGACCGGGAAATAACTAAACTGCGTGGAGTACATGCGGATCAGACTGTCAATCCAAACTTGACATCCGCCATTAACCTCTTCCTTTCAAAAACAGATACCAACCGCGTTGCTGCAGGAATGGATAGTATTTTTGATCGTGAAGACGTTGTACTAAATACACATCTGCATATCTTGAACCGTTGCGTTTTGACGAGTATTAAGAAAAATGCAGTTTGTGAACCACACAGGAGTATATTACCTGTGCCAAAAAACTATGTCTCTGGGCCTTCAATGGTTCGGTAGTCACATTCAGGCCCATTTTCCGACTGCGTACCACACGTTGTACAGTCGAGAAAGACTACCAGTATAATAAATCCTTTACCGCCTTAGCAGGTAAGGAATTTTGGGTAAACGGAGAGATCCAATTCCCACTTTGTGAATCACCACGCCCTGCATCGATGGGCGTGGATGGTACCTACCGTACTATTTTTGGTCCCGCGATTGCTCATAGCGGGGAGATTTACGGTGTTTGTAACCAAAACGTTCGTCTTGCCTTGCGTCGTTTGACTGCAAGACGTGGCCCCGCCAACGTTGATATTTGGTACAATCATGCACAAAGGTTATATTTCGCCCAGAACATAGATTTTACTAAACAACTGCACACACTTTTCACCAAATATATCTATGATTTTAAAGATATGGTCACAGAAGCTGACGAACACCATGCTGACGAGCATCCTAAGAAGCGGATTCGAATCGAGGCATGGAAAGATCTTATTCATGGAGGATATAAATCGATCCAAAATTCTGACGATTTATGGTTGAAGAGGGTGTTATACAAAATGAAGAAAGACGAGATAGCAAAACCAGGAAAATATCCACGTATGATCGGTGACCTTGGTGTTGCTGCATCTTTGCAAGGGTTTCGATTAACCGAAGTGATGAAGCACGTTATGGCTGATCACCCTATTGCATATAAAGGAGGACATTTTGAGTTCTGTATTAAACCAGAAGCTAGTAATCTTGCTAGAATTTTTCGAGAACTTATGTCACCCACTGGATCTTTCTATTTCGTTTATTTTTCTGACGACGGATGCTTATCTATACGTCGTGGCGACGATGTGTACGTGTATAATTTAGACATTAAGTGGTGTGATGGTTCACATGGTCCTGCTGTTTTTCAGACCTTGATTGACGTCACCCCTGAGTATTGTCGTGAAACTATGACGCGTATAGTTGGTCAGTGCAAATTGCCCATTGTCGTTCATGACGCTGATGACCCTTTAAGTAAACGGCGCGTGATTTTGAAGCCAAAGCATCCACGCCTTTATTCTGGAAGCACCTTGACTACATTGATAAATAATATGGCGAATATATATATTGCGAAATCCATTATTGATAGTGGTGCGCATGACCCTGAGGGGATTATATTAGCTGCCAATTTAGCTGGTTACGGATTATCGGTTGATCAATGTTTAATACCTGAAGATATTCAATTCCTCAAGCATTCACCCGTTCTAGATCTTGACTCTAACCTTCGAGCCATGTTGAATGTCGGTGTGCTGTTGAGGGCAACAGGTGTTTGTAGAGGAGATCTACCCGGAAAAGGAGATCTGTCAATTAGAGCTAAGAAGTTTCAAGCGGCTCTATTGGACGGAATGTATCCACGTTGTCATTTTCCCTTGAGGGAAAACTTGTATAGGCATACTTTGCCTGCAGATGCTGTTTCTACGAAAGTGGTGACCGAGATGTTCTCGATGAAGTTTGGCGGTGCGCTCTCTTATTCACAAGAGCATTTTACCGTGTCAGCCGACAATGCTTATCTTCGTTATCGATTAACGCAAGAAGAGATTGTTGAGCTAGACGAACTCTTCGGAAACGCTTCGTACCAACAGCAGTTTGCGTCGACTGGCGTTGCCAAGATCTTGCAGAAGGATTATGGACTCACCTGCAAGACTGATGTCGACTTTGATTGAGTCTCAGCGCTCTTACTACTAGAGTGCTGTCACCCGGATTTAATCCGGGC